CTGCTCCGACGACCAGCCGTTTGAAGGCGAACTTCTTGGCCCGAATGAACGGGCAAACGACCCGCGCCACGAAGTCGGGGAAACCGGAATAGACCATCTCGTTGCCGAGCGACCAAACCACGTCGAAACTTTTGAACTCCGCGAGGCACTTGGTGATCCACACCTTCGTGTATTTATCGGCGGCTTTTTCCTCGGGCCGCAAGATGCCCTGTACATTGTTACACCAGGGTGACCATTTCTTGTAGGTTCCGTGGAATTGGCAGTTGTCAAATAGGTCAAACATCACGGACATATTGACCCCATTCGCCAGCTCGAATATCCGGCGCATGATAGGGAAATATTGGGAATTGAATGCCGACAGGTCCCACTTATTCCGCGATATATCGAGGACGTAAGGTTGGAACACTTCTTTCTTGCTCCTATAATTAGCCCAAACATCCGCCGGAAAAACGCGGACGAAATTAGCCCCCGCATTGGATACGGCATGGAATTCCTTGCCCAAGCCGGTCTCATCCAGGGTAAACTTTACCCCGTCGAATGAGCCGAAGTTCAATGGAGACATCGGGACAAAACGGCCCCAACCAATACCGCATCTGTCATCCTGAAACATGATCTCCTCCTACCAAAATCTATATGTAGTTTCGATGGTTCCATCGGGCAATAGTTTTGATTTGTAGGCACGGTATTTTGCGAGATATCCGCCACTATAAAAGGCGCACATAAACCCGATAAACCTTTTATCCGTATGCCAGCCGCAGATAAGGTCGAGTAAGATGCCGATGCCGAAATAGAAAACCCACAGCAGGATGAAATTCAGCCAGCCGGGAAGGCATTTGATCATATCGTCATATCTCCCTATATTAATTATACCAGATGACTAAGAAGATTTTCTTCGTGGCATTGAGTCGATTCTTTATCTGCAAAGGTTCCTGCGCCGCCGCAGTCCCGATGCAGAGTTTGTCGTCCGTATCGGCATTGGCTACAACGTTGGTGGAGTTATTGACAAGCGTTACGTCGCCGTCGTTATCGACCCAGAAATCCGTCCGCTCTTCATTGTCTCCGGCGGCGATGAACCCGCGAGCTGAACTTGTGATGGAGAACGGGAGCGTCAGGATGGCGTCGTTGGCAAGGTCTGCATAATAGCGATACTCGTTAACCGTCCCGCCCCCGCATTCGAGTGACGCAATGCCCCCGGCCTCGCCTATCCAATGCGGTGCTGCGTGACCGCCGATGCCGCCCGCGTCCGCTGAATAAGCGGCGAAACCATCTGTTACTACTCCCGGAGTCGCCACGTTTAATAAACTAATGGGATAACTTGTAATCGCCCCGGCAGTTCCAGCCTGAATTTTGAACCGCTCGGCAAGTACCTGAAGAGCCGTCCCACCTGCGCCTACTGTTCCCGTCTTAAAGATAATGTCGCCGGAAGCGGCACTCCCCGTAGCTCTTCCCCCGGCCAAGATCAAATCGGCGGCGGCGATATTTGTCCCGACTCCGCCCGACGCATTGATCGTGACATCGACCGGCGTTGCATTGACGATTCCGTTGCCTAGATAAATATCGTCTATATATCCGCCCGTATCCCCGCCGATAACCAGCTGGTTGGCCGCCCAAACCTTCGCCCCATATCCAAGAGCGATGGAATAACTTGTCGATGGGCCAACCACGGTAAGGCTGGCATCCGGCGTGGAATCGGCATAGATTACCGTTGAATTATCACCGATGGTGGCAACAAAATAGTATGGCAGGTAAAGCGAGCCTCCGACCTTGGAGCGGTAGAGTTTTCTGGCCGTGCAGATTCTCGGGCCGGAATAAACGGGGATGGCGGCGACGTTGATGATGAGATTCCCGGCGGTCGTGGCTATATTTGAAGCCGATGCCGCCCCGAGCATCGTTTCCTTGCCGTCCAGAACGAAGGAAACTCGGTATCTATAATTGCCGATTTCCAGCCCGGCCCCCGCCGCCTTGACTCCTGTCGGCCCCGTGGCCGGTGGCACAATATTCGTAACATCCCATCCCGAGTAAGAACCGATATAGATGGAGCCTTTTTCGGTAGTGAAATATGGAGTTCCGGAAACGTCAATGATATGTAATGCCTCGCGGCCAATCGCAATAACATCTCCTTGCGTATATCCGTATCTTCCCGTATCTCCTCCCGTAGAATAGCCAAAAAAGCATAGGCCATCTACTGGAGTATTTTGGTCAGTCCCCGTATAGGCTCCAACCCCCGTACAATAATTTATGCCTGCGGTTCCACCGGAGACATCGATTGTTCCCCCATCATAAAAAGCATTGGGACCTATGCCGATATTTCCGGTTCCATATTTTAGGTCATGGAAAGAATCATTGCCTATTGCGATGATTTGCGTATCGTTTTCTATAAGATCATCAACATAATTGCGAAGTGCGCTATATCCGATAGCGACTACCTCGCCCTCGTTGTTACCGGTAGGCGTGAATGACGAAAATGCATAGCCACCTATAACTATTGCGCCACAAACCCCATACGATTGGGCAGAAGTATCAATGCTATAACCCGCATGGTCCCCGATAAAAATGTCGCTTATAAGATATCCCTGCGCCTCCCCAATTGTGGCGTATCCGATGGCAATAACATTGTTCAGGCTGAAGACTGTAGCGGCGAGTCCTTTTGCGGCATACGGACCGATAATTGTTGAATCATAAATACCATCTTCGGTACTCGTTGTATACCAATCCCGGACGTTGTATCCGACTTGCGAGCCGATGAGGACATTATCTTCCCAGTATCCAGCGGCAAGGCGAGCGGCATCATCGCCGACGATGACGCTATTCGTCATGGCTGATGGATCAGCTCCCGCGCCCGAACAAATCCCCTCACCCAATAATGTATTCGTATTCCCAGAATAGAGGACAACTTCTGTCCCTAGTGATGCACCCTTGTCCAAACGAAAAGCATTGTCGCTATCACTATCGTCCACGCCCATCGTATATTTGACCACTGGTGTGGCTCCGAGCGCGAACTGGAGAACCGGGTCCACTACAGAATCCGTATCGTTTCTAATAGTGACGACGGATATTCCATCCGTATACATAGGACTATCTGCCAGTCCGACCGCATCGGAAACGTGATAAGGAACATAACCATCGGTTAGGGCCGACAGCTTAGCCGTCACGAACGTCGGCGATGCCCCGGTGTGGATATCCTGCGGGAGCGACAGCGTAAAGTCAGCCGCGTTCTCCGTCACCGTGACCTGATTCGTCGTCCCCTTCAAGTCTGCGAACTCCAGCGCATCAACCGTGCTCTTGACCCGCACCACCCAGTTCCCCGCCGCCGCATAGGATACCGGAACATCCGTCAAGTTCAAGAAGGCGATGGGCGGAGCAATGAGATCATACTCATTCACCGAGATGAGGTTCTTGCCGGAGATTGCCGGCGTTATTTTACGCCGCAGTTGTTCAAGCTCGTTCCGCGTTGCGAATTGTGGGCCGACAGTCATGGTTTATTGCCTTAATAAGTTTGCGTATCCAAGACGGCGACGATCTCCGTCGATGCCGTCGCCGGACGTTTCGTAATTTTCATGATACGGAAAAGCACATCGTTCAATGCCCCGCCTGCATAGGCCGCTCGCGTGCGCGTGATCCTCACCTTATCGCGCCCCGGAATGAGATCGAGTCCGTACCCTCGAATCTCGAACGTAATCTCAAGGGGCGGCGTCTCATACATACCAAGGTAATCCAACGCCAATGTTGCAGCGGCGGCCTCCTGTTTGAGATACGTTTCGACCTCCAGCGTCTCCTCCACGCCATAAACGAACTTCGCCACGTCAGAGTCGGCCTCTGCAACCTTGAATTCATCGTTGCTCGGATTTTCGTCGTACTTCACCTTGATGATACTTTTCACTGCCGCAAAGTCATGCCGCATGGAGAACGATAGAAAATGTTCATCGAAAAAGTGAGGCCGCACTTCAGCCACGTCGGCTTCATAGACAATCGGCGCATAGGTTCCGTCGTGAAGTGGGACGAATTTGAATAGAAGTGACGATTCTAATTTGCCGACGATATCCCCGAAGGTCATGTTATCGCAATCGATATAGGCGGCGATCTCCTGCCTCCGTTTCGTTTTAAGGTTCGCCAGAGCTGTCGATTCAAGAATAGTAGACGATTTACCGAGCCTGTTGACGACGAGGTCTTCGAGCATATCGGCCCCGATGACAATCGCCCCGACCCAAGTTCCGCCCGTATCTGCCGTCTCTCCCTCATCGCCGTGTGTAAGCGCATATTTGAAATGGGTGGTATCCGGGACAACCGTCACCGTGAATGTTCCGTTATAAGTCGCATCCGTCATTCCGCTGATCACGACACTACTGCCGACAATCAATCCGTGAGCGGCGGCGGTTCCGATGGTGGCTACGTTGCCGGAGACGGCCCGATGGATGGTCGTGCCCGTTATCTTTGCGCCTTCAATATCGCAGAGCAAATTTGCGCTTTCCGTACGGAACGGGAATTTCATGTGCGCACCCCACGAATTCTTTAAGGCATACCATGCAGACGAGGCCCCGACCTGAACCTCCGCCGGTAATGGCGGATCGCTTAACGGGACGGGGACAGTCGATAAAATCGATACGCGTATGTTATAACCCAAATTCCACATATAACCCTTGTAAAACCAAACGCAAATCCCCGTACAATAGAAATCTTCCGTCGGCGTGAACGATTGCGCAATTCGATCATTCCAAGTCTCACCCCGGAGATTGACGTTGGTCCAGGCGGGGGGTGGGGTAATATTCTCCTGTCTATTATCGATTGTAATCACCGGACCGGGAAAGGTTCTATATCCACTAATCAGAAACCGCAAATCTAAGGTCGGCCAAGATGTCCATATTCCAGTATCGGCTATAGAGAAGAAGTTCCCAGTCGCATAGACATTATTGAAACCCAATACATCAAGATGATTGACTGGATCGACGATATAATCTACCTCTAGAACGAAATAATAGGTCACTCCGGCGGAAAGAAAGGGGGTCGATGGAATACTTAATTCCCCTTGCGCGAGATTGACCGTATAATCCGGTGGGGTTGCCAGAGGGTCTAAGATCTCGGCTTCTATCCTGACCTGATCAATGGCCTGGATAGCATGTCCGGCGTTCTTATAGGTTTGGGCAAGCACCTCAATGCAAACCGGTACGACATCGTGAAGATCGCCATAGGCAATGGGGATCGATGCGCCGTCGGCCCGATCCTCAAGATTCGGATAATTCGGAGAAACGCCCGCCGCCTTTTTGTACCGAGTCTTGGGAAGCTTGGTGTTCAGCATGATTATTCCTGGAATCGCCGAGGGTCTTCGGTATCGAACACGACCGCCCCATCCGTCCCCTTCCATCCGCCCGTGTAACCGTCGAAGAGCTTGATGTAGCTCGCATAAGCGTCGCCGTACTTTCCGAATTTGATAAGGATGCGTTTGCCCTCGTAGACATAGTTATTAAGCCGCGCATCCCAATAACTATCAGGATTTAATGCGGTGACGGACCCGAAGCTCTGCGCAATCCCTCCATCGCTGAAAAGCTTTGCCTCATAATTAAGATTGGAGATGGATGATGGATCGAGGAGCGGACGGTAAGGATGACTGTCGAGATCAACCTGGCGGTCTGCAAGCCGCTCCCAGAAATAGGAATTGACGAGAAACAATGTACCAGGTAGACCCGGGTCTGCCGCCGTCGACGTGTGGACATAAAGTCGGGTATTCGCCGCGTCCCAGTACCAGGACGAAGCCGTTGAATGGCAGGTCGCTAGGTCTGATACGTCCGGCGTATAGGTCACGATAACGCCTGTTGATTTCAGGCATTCACGGACCCGGGACGGCTTACCCTCGGGGTGTGCAATATAATAACAGTTCGTATAAGTAACAAGGACATGAGTCCACGTCTCGCCCTCAAGCCTCCGGGCCGGTTCTATTTCGGCTAGCCAGACAAGGTCTTGAATCGTCAAGGCAGGATTGAAGGTCATCAACGGGCCTCCTCGATGGAGAAGTCCATATCATAGGCAAACCCCACACCGGCTGGATCATAGAATAGAAAATTGAAATTGAATGGCGTGATATTCCTAGCATAGCGCGTCGATGTGGAATCATAGACGTTCTCGACGATGAAATAAGGTTTCGTAAACCCGACTTCGGAAAAAATGCTCTCAAAGGTTGTCTTATCTGATCCGGGGACGTAAGCGAACTGATAATTCCATGCCTTATAGTGCGTCCGATTGGATGCCGAGAGCTGGCCGCCGACGGAAAGTCCGACCTCGGAAGGGTCGGCAACCTGCATCGCATAGGACGACACATCGTAAGTCGGCGAGAAATAGGAACCGAGAAACATGCGTCCGATCTTGACATAGCTGTCGGTATTTGCGGCATCGGCAATTGCGATCCTCCAGTATTTCCAATTCTGGGCCGTACTCCAAAAGCAGGTCATAGTATCGGCGACGACCGGGAGGATGAGCTCCACGTCGAGCGAACCATAGCCGGAATCGTCGTCGGCCTGGATGCGGACGGAAGCTGTCGCGCTGAAATTGTGACCTTTGATAATGAGTGCTTTAATGCCGGGCGAGGTGGTTCCGAGGTTGATTGATACCCATTCGTTTGCTTTGCCCGTTGCCCGCCATGCAAAGGTCGGCCATTCGTTTTGGATGTTCTCGACGGGATAATTTGTCGCCTCAGATGATGCGTCCAGGATCGCATCGTCAAACAGGTTATTCCATAGAAACCGGGTATGCTCTAGCGACATCATTAACCCCCTATCGCGCCCGTGGGCACGCGCAACCCGTTGTGATTCAATATGTTCTGGAGGATCGGTTTGATTTTATTGTGCACTACGTTTATCATGTCGGCTCCATCGAGTGCCTTGATATTGAAGGTAAGGTTGATGGGACCGCTGGGTCCTCCGCCTTGAGGATATTTACCCGCGTCCGCCGGAGTCTGTGCCCCCCGGTATTTGCGGAGCGGCATGATGATCTCAGGTCCGCGTTCGGCGAGATGAGCAAGTTGCGGAACCCATGCGATGCCGCCCGCGGCATAATGCGGATTGCCTGGGGCAGGTCTGATCTGCCCCGGAAGTGACGGATTTACTTCGCGCGGAACATGACCGGACGAGGGTTCACCGGGCCTCCATCCGGGCGCGTTCGGGTCTTGCAGCATCCCCCGATTGATCGCATTGCGTATTATCTCTCCGGCAAGATAAGCCTCCCGTTCAATTTCATCCCAGTAGTCATCCCAAGCTTCTTTCGAGGCGAGCATGCCCGCGAGAATGTCGAGCCACATATTGGCAAAAGAGAATGCTACCTGTGTCGCGGCGTCGTTGGCGGCTTGAGAAAAACCATCAAATACCGCCTTGGATGTAGTGGCGAAAGTAGTGAAGAATCCAGAAAACGCCTGGGTCATTCCCTGAGCTATCGTTGCTAAAGCGATACCGAGATTTCCCCCATACAAAGCGATGTTTCCGAAGGCTATTGCAAAACCCCCGGCAATGGCATCGGCGGCTGTTTTAAAGACAGCCGTAGTCTCCTCGGCGGGAGTCCAGAGATCGAACATCCAATCCGGAATGTCCTTTTTGAGGAGGTCATACCATTCTTTGTCTATCTCTCCGCTGGTATCCTTAAACGAGGCGGCAATGTCTTCGGCAACCTGTTCAGCCGTCAACGGGAGATCGTTCAGGCCGTCAATCAAGTCCCGGATGGTCTTTTCGATATCCATCACGGGGCCTTTCAGCCCCTCCATCGATGCCGTGAGTTTATTTATTTCTTCGTAGATGCGTTTGATTTCGTCATACGTAAGTTTCCCGCGATAGGTCAGAAGCGCCTCGTTGAGCTTCTTGATTCTGGCCTCGGCGTCGGCGCGGAAGGTAATGCCAAGTTGTTCAGCGAGCGATCTGGTCTCAACCGTGACCCCGGTGATTCCTTCCTTCAGGGTTTTGATCTTATCTTCAAGCGCCTTGATGGCTCCGGGCGTCGCCTCTGCCGAAGTCTTTAAGAGTTTGAGCGCTGCCTCGGCATTCGCCAGCTCCGCTGTAAGTTCAGTCTTGGTCTTGAGGCCGAGCGCCTTGAGCATATCCCCAAGTACGCTGGCTCCGCCCGACATGTCTTTTGTTAGGCCCAGCCAGACCAGAGCCTGATCAATCCACTTGACAATGGTTTCCTTATTGGCCGCAAGAATGGCATCCGTCGCCTTGACCGAAGTGCTCCATTCGTTCCAGACCTTCGGTCCCTGTTCCATCGTCTGCTGAATAGCATCCATCGATGGCTTGAGAACTTGAAGCGATGCGGCAAATTCTACGGCTTTCGTCTTGGCTTCCGCCATCTGGGCAGCTATTTCCATCTTGAAGGATTTGGCAAACCAAGATCCGCTTATAATTTCATTGGCCTCCCTGACGGCCTGAATCCAAGCCTTAATTGTTTGCGTCGTTGCTTCAAGGATGGCCCCGAATTTCTCAACAATCGTATCTCCGGGTGCAATGGCTATCAGTAAAGCCACGATACCCGCCGTTGCCAGGCCGACGGGAGATATAAGTGCTGCGAATCCACCCTGAAGTAATCCAAGTGCCGCCTTGAGCGGTACGATATTTTTAAGGATTGTTGCAAGGCCAATGATGGTGGGTCCAAGAATGCTCAAGAATGCACCTACGCCAAGGGCAACCTTACTCAATCCACTCACCAACCCAGGGTGTTCCTTCGCCCAATCCTTGACCTTCGCAATGGCCCCGGCAATCTTCGTTGCCAAATCGGTCAAGGTCGGGATCAGTGCATTGCCGATGGTTCTAGTCAAGCCGCCCGTTGCCGCCTGCAATTCCGTCATAGCATCGTTAAACGCATCGCCTGCCCGAGCCTCCTCTAGGGTTACGGCACCAAACTTCTGCATCTTATCGATGTTTTCTTGGAGCCCCTTGCGCCCAAGATTGAGCATGGGAATGAGGTCCATGCCGGATTTGCCGAAGAGCTTCATGGCTAGAGCGTTCTTCTCGGCACCATCTGCCATTGAGGCAAAGCGATCTGCCACATCGAGCATGACTTGGTCGAGCGGTCGGAGTTTCCCGACATCATCCGTCGCCGAGACGCCGACGGCGATAAAGGCCTCCTTGGCTTCTTTACCGCCGGACGCGGCTTCGAACATGACGCGGGACAAGCCCTTCATGCCTGTCGCAAAACCCTCGATGGACGTTCCACTCTTATCGGCCGCGAGCTTGAAAGACGAGAGTGTTTCTACGGCAATGCCGGTCCTTTGGCTTAGATCATAGAATTTATCGCCGAGGTTAGCGGTCTTGGCAATGATAAGACCCATAGATGCCGTGATGGCGGCTCCGGCAATGCTTAATGTCTTGCCGATGTCCTGGAACTTGTCGCCGACCTTGACCATCGCCTTCTCGGCGGCAGACATGTTCCTTTCGAAGTCGTCGATTTTTGCGCCGATCTTAATCCAGATATTTCCAACTTCGCCCATATCAACCCTCAGTCACTTTCCGGACAGACTCGTCCTTGATCTTTGTCCAGAATTTTGACTTGTGCAGTTTTGCCGTTTCCATTGCCTGTCGTTTCCTCGTTTCGATTTCTTTCGGAGTCATCCCCTTTCTTTCCTTATCGTCGTCGTCAAACCGAATGAAGTCCTTGGCCTTGACATGCTTTCCGCGGGGGAGACTTTTCCCGGAAATATTTACGACCTCAGCGGCCAAAAATGCGAACCGCCTCCACAGTTCTTTCTCACGCATGCATTCCCGCTCACTCACGGCGTCGGCCATGAGACAGAGATCACCCGGTGTCAAATCGAGGAATTCCCAGGGTCGCAAACCTATGGCGTAGGCAGTCCGTTCGCTCGCTCTGAGGAAGCCGGGACCGTCGAGGGGTTTATCTCCGTCTCCGGCTTTTCCGGGTTTTTTAGTTCTCCGCTGGCTTTAAATGAAAACTCCATTGCCTTGATGATGGCATCGGTAAGTTCAGCGATTTTTCTGAAGTCGATGAGGTCTCCGGCATCCTCAAGGGTTAATGCGGCATCCTCATGGATGCATCCGGCCCAAAGAACGGCCCGGACGGTTTCGAGCATGCCGGGCCCTTTTAGTGCGGCCTGGATGTCCATGATGTCGAGACCGAGTTTCTTCACCAGGGCATTCAGAGCATTGAACCCGAGATAAAGATGCCGAGGCTTTCCATCAAGCAAAGTAATAGGAACGGACCTTGCTTCTACATGAGGTTTCATAAAATCTCCTTACGAAAAGATTAAAAAGTGGGGGGCATCCGCGGGGATGCCCCCCGAGGGAGAAAGGAGGAAGGAAAAAAAGGAGGAAGGTCAGCTTGTTGAGGGCACCAGTGCGCCCTTGCCCTTGAGTGATCCGGAGATGGTCAATGCTTCTTCGGCCGGACCCTCATAGTCCATCGATTCTAAGACGGCTTCGCCCGTAAACGTTTGCCCATCAGGCATGGTGATAATGACGTGGAGGTGTGGAACGGCAATAGGAACTAAAGACGTGTAGGCAAGAAAGTGGTTTTTGAGGGCTCTCTGGGCGTAGTCGTTATAGATATAGAGTCCGCTGAAATCAATGCTCCATTCCTTGCGACCAGCAAGGAAATCACCCCAATCATTCGAGTCCTTCGATGTTACATCAATCGTGGACTGCGCGAAATGAAGTGCGAAAGACTGAGCTTCGCCAACGAAATCGCCCTCGATGGAGAGCGTCATGCTTTTGCCGCTTACGGCATTAGTAGTCATAATAAACTCCTTTGAAGTTTTTTGTTTTTGGGTTTCCGGCTCCGCGTGAGAAAAGATTCGTGGGTCGGGGTAAAGCGAATAGACTAAATTAAGTCTGCAACATGTCTTTTAATTAAATCCCGCATCAACTCGGGGCCATAACAAATCGGAACCGCAGGACTCCGTGCCTTACGAGGCGCGTCGGTATGGAATCGTCAACGAAAAGTTCCGACATATCAAGAAAGGCGATGAAAGGCGTGAAATATCCGCTAACGACGAGATCGGTCCCAAGGATGGCTTGGACGATATCATCCATATATTCCGAGGCTTCCTTGTCACCCTCTTTCGCACTCCAGACATGGATGGTAACAGAATTATCCTCAGCCTGGGTATCCCGTGTTGTGAACGACGTTGACCGCACTCCGATGGGTGCTCCGAAGGATACGTAAGGCATGACCGCATTCTTGGGAACATAATTATAAATCGTATATCCGGTGGTCCCAAGCCGCGTATAAATCGCCTTCATCAACGGCTGGAATCCGAGTTTACGTGTTGCCATCATGTGCTCCTAAAATTGGTTGACCACCGATCCCAGTTCATGCTTTTGTAGAAAATATGCCATCGGTGCCGTTCGGCGATATCGGTTATATTCTGCCGTTGGCTGATCCGTGATAAGATGGAACGCCTCGGCATCCAGGCAGACAGCCGCCTTCCATGCTGTTTTCTGGAGCTCCAGGAAGAAGTCTATGTGCTCAAACTCGATCTTGATGCGATTGTCCCACATCACGTCCTTGAATAATTGGCGCTTGGCAAGGAAGATGTTCGGAACCTGATCGGCCAGGACATACTTGATGCCGTCGGCCGTTGCATAAACTTCACGGGGCGCGGGTATACGAGCCAGAAGTTTTCCCCGCCTTTCAAGCCTTATCCCCTTGGCATAATTCTCGTTGCCGAAGAACGCGCCCTTTTCGTGCTTGAGCATTGCTGCAACCAAACCTATCTTCTCGTCCGAATCGAGGACGGCCTTCATGTTTTTGATGGATGCGGCATCCTTGATAACCACATCATCGTCGGATATTAGGATGTAATCTTCCTTGGCTTGTTTGACAATAGCGTTTCTGCCGAAGGAAACACCGGCATCGAAAGGAAGAGAAATAACCATATGGCCGGTCTGTTTGAGTTTAGTATAGAATAGAGCCTTGTCGTCGTCCTGCGGACCATCGTCGGCTATATAAAACCGATAAGGCAGGTCGGACTTCCCGAGCGTTGCCTGATAGGTTTCAATGGTCTTATAAAAAGCCGCATCGCGCATGAAGGTCTTGATGCCGACGGCAAGTTTGTTCTCGCGGATAACTGGCTTCGGCTTTTCGCTATCGAGAATCCGCTGCCGGATTTCCGTCGTCGATACGCCTTGCGTGTAAGGCAGATAAACCAATTTGCCGCCATGCTTCCGGACATACGCCTCGCCGGGACATTGGCCCCAGTCATCGCCGTGGACGAGATAGTGCGGCTGGATACGCGCCGCTACAAGGTCGGCCGTCGAATCCCTGTCGTTCTGTACGATGGTTTTATCGACGCACTTCAAGGATTCGATAATTCGCCGCCTGGATTCGAACGGAATGACCGGTTGAGATTTGTAACCAGAGGCGGCCTTGTCGGTCAGAATACCGACAATAAGTTTCGTCCCGAGCGCCTTGGCTCGCTCCAGGATGGCTAGGTGTCCCTCGTGGAAGAGATCCCAGACGCCGCCGATGAAAACGACTTTCGCGCCCCGCTTGAAATAGTTCCGGTCGAGGGCCCGGCAATCCATCCAGAATCGATATCCCCGTTGCCGCTGTTTCCAGGTCGAACCATAGCGTTCCAGGAGATACCGTTCCGGCGGGTTCGGCAGAAAGCACGGAAGATTATGGAACATGACCGGCTTCAAATCTTTGAAAAGATAGGCCGAAAAAACATGTGGAAGGAATTCCCAATCATGGTCCCATCCGCCATCATTGTTCGGCCCGAACGCGCCGTGCCACCAGAAATCGCCGTCGTCGTAAAAGAAGAAAAGATCGACCTTGACGCCGTTCTTCCGGAAACTCAACTCCATTCGCTTCTTGCCATGGGTCCACGCCCGCAAGAATTCGAACCCGGCCGCGATCATGTCGGCCTGGAGCTTGTCCCAGAGTGCCGGTTCTTTCGGATGAAGGCCGATATCAATATCGGAATCATGCGCGATAAAACCTTGCTCTCGCATTGCCCCGAGGCATGTCCCGGCCTCCAACCACCAGGTGCATTGATTGGCGTTTAAAACATCAATGGAGAATTTCAGGCAATCGCCCTTGAGATCGACCGCCTTCCCTTCGCCCATCGCCTCGTAAGAAAGGGGCGATTCCGGATTATAATCGCTGTTGACGTATTTCAACCCCCACTTCTCGCCGAACAGTTTCCATCCTACCGGACGGCACCTATATTTTTTATAGTCATCTGTCCCCTCCGGCAGGTGTTGCAACGATACATCGCGGGTATAGGCAATGCGCCATTTTGCTTTTTGCTGAAGCCCCATGAAAAAATCTTCATGCTCAAGTGCCGTCTTGAATTGCTCGTCCCACGGATTATCAATCCAGACTTGGCGACGCATCATGAAGATATTGAGGATAAGATCGAAACTCATGGTAAACTGAACGCCGGATACTGTTTTCCGCCATGCCGGAGAATCAACTTTCCTTATGAAGTGCGTTGTGCCCTCGCTGTAAATCGTACCTTCATAGTGCTGCTCGCGGCCATCCTTGAGGAACATTAGGCAGCCGCAAAGTCCGGCCGTTGGTTCATCGTCTAAGACCGCCCGGAGTTTTTCAAGTTGCGTCTTGTCGGTGAATGCCGTGTCATCTTCGATAATCATCAAGTATTCGTATTCCGGCGGGATGAGCTTAAGCGTTTCGTTCCGGACGCCGCTCACGCCGAGGTCAAACGGAAGTTGAAAATGGGTGCACTTGGCGGCCTTCAGGAATTCCGTCTTTTTATCGTCCGGATTCCCGTTATCGCCCACGAAGATCGGGATATCCGGATAGAATTTCCTGATGCTTTCGACGCATCGCATAAGCACCGCATCCCGCATAAACGTCGTTATGATGATTGCGGTTCGGTCAAGTCCGGGTGTCTGTTCCGTCATTCCCCAATATCTCCCTCACGAAAGGTTGTGCAAAAACCCGCGCTTTATTCTCTATGTGTTCCCGGAGTGTATAACCATCCAGGTTCAGCTGCGGCTTGTCCGTGTTTTCCCGGAATCTTGTCCCATACCAATGATGGTATAGGGTCGCTTTATCCCCGATCCATATTTCGTCTCCAATGCAATCGGGGTAAATTTTCATTCCCTTTTCAAGACGAAGGACCTTATGTCCGAGGTCAAGTATCTGCCAATAAACAAGTTGTGCCGTATCCGTCGATCTGGGGTCGCCGTCGGGATGAAACATAAACCTCAAACCATAATTCCGGATGAAATCCCGTTCGAAGAAAAATAACGGCGGATGGAGCGGTTTGTGCGCCGGACCGACGCAGCCGATGAGCCGCGTCAACGGATCGGCATAATATAACGCAACGAGGTCATTCTCCCATCCCGTCCGTTGAATATGGGCATCGATATCTAGGACACAGATATATTGACCGATGGCCACTTCAACCGCCTGGTCCATCGCTCGCCCATGCCCAAGATTTCCCTTGTTCTCGATGAGCCGAATATCGGGTTGCCGTTTCAGCCATTCGAGGTTCCGTTCGAGTGACCCGTTATCGACTATGATAATTTCGTATGTTCCCGGGGCCGTAAATTTCCGGACGCTTTTCACAAGAAGCTCGACCCATTCCGGAGAATCGACGTTGGCGGCGGCAATGGTTAAGTACATCGAAGCTTTGCCAGCTCTTCCCCAACTCGAACACGGAGCATCCTGCCCTTTTCCGTTTCTGCATTTTGCGGTTCGAGCCACGCTTGGGCATGCCCCCAATGTCTGAATGATGACAGAACGTACGGCGTTAGTTCCTGATGGATATATCCTTTCGGATTCTCGTGTCGCATCTTGCACCAAAGGACGCAACCGGGATCGAAGATAATCTTTTCGGGATTAAAGTCATCCTTGCATTTTCCCCAGGTAGCTTGTGTACGCCTAAAAATGGGATTATTGTCAGGCGGATATAGATGTGCACATTCCGTCCGCCAAGGTTCATCCTCCCGTTGCGCCTCGGCGAGTGACCAATCGACCGTCATCCCATCCCGATAAGCACCCATGTTCAGGAGTTCGAACCAGGGATGGAACCTCCCCGGTAGGTATCCTCGGCTGCAATATCCGAATGAGGGACCTTCGGTACTGACGACTAAGACGCGGGGATTTGCGGCCAGTCCCATGAGTCCCGACAACCAGCCTCTTCGAAGTATCTGAATATCGTTATCCATTAGGACGGCATAGGAAGCAAGAGAGCTGTTAACCAGCGTGTTGAGCGCGACTCCATGTCCACCATGCTCATTTCCTAAAATAACCTCATTGACATGTCCACGTGCCTGCGCCCTTGCCAGATATTCCAGCTCCCCTGGATTCGTCGATGCGTCGTCATAGACGATGACCCGATGCGCTTCCGGCGTATGCCGAGCAATAGACTCTATGCAGAGTTCCAATGCCTCGCGGCCATTGTAGTTAGGAATTAATATGTCCGTCGGATTCATTTGTCGGCCTCGATGAATGGATCGATGATTCGGAACCCCTCAGCATATTGCGGCGATTTGAATCCGATCAATGTCGCCTCCCCGAATCCCGCCTGCCATCCCGTCAATACTTTCGGGGAATGGCCCAGAAACACCGAGTGCTCATAAAGGAATTGGTGAATATATAATCCGAGCGATTCTAGGTGATCAAATACCACCTTGGACTTGAGACTGTGGAATTGGCCGTCGGGTGCAACAGCCAGTTCGTGTGGATTATTAAGGGCCGATCCCCATGAGATCACCAACATCCCGTCGCCCCGCATGAGGTCAACCATTTTGGCGAGACTCTGTTTCCAGTATGGGTCATGCTCCAACATCGAGGCCGAGGCGACCGTGTTAAAGCATGACGCCGGATATTGAAACTCGTGCGTCAGGCTGACAACATCAACGTCTTTTCCAGGACGCCAATCGACACCGATATAGTTTTTACAATGGAAATAATCGCGGATGGACCCGTTGATATTGGCTGCCCCGAACTCGATCACAACGGCTGGGTCGTTAAAATAGCACGGATATCGCTGACTCGTCTGCCTCCAGAAGTGCCGATTTAGGGGATGCATTATGAGGTTCCCTTCCGCAATTTAATCAACTCCTCTTGGACTGCTTTGTATTTCTGCTTCCTGACATTAAAGTTCGGACCGCTCATCGGCATGGAAAGAACGGAGATGTGTGCCGGGTGATTGTAATAAGCGCCCGGACCCGTCGGCTTTGCGGAGATACCCGGCGGGAACGGGGCCAGGATGCGCCCCTGTGCGAGAATATTCGCATACACCTGATGACCGGCAGGATATAATGCCATCGGCGTTTCGTCCCAGTTGATAAAGTCCGGCTTCGTCGTGTAGTCCCATTCGGCGGGTTTAATGAACGGGTACTGCGCCATATCTAGCATAAAAAACCATGAGGCGATAGACACGTTATCGGGGAATACCTCCATATCGGTGATCATCGCTGCGCCCGTTACCTCTTGATGAGCAATTATCTTCTCTAGCCATCCGGCGCGAAGGATCTGGATATCGCAATCCAAGATCATGGCAAGGTCGGTTGTCACGGCATTAAGCATCGTCCGGATGCCGCACCCCCATCCGCCGTGCGGGTTGCCTTCGATGAACTTGATCCACCCTTTCTCTTGGGCAGCCCGGAGGTACGTAATGTCGTCGCCGTAATGTACGGGATCCGAGGCATCGTCATAGACCATGATATCATGCGGATACGATGTGAATTTGCGGATGCTCTCTATGCACAGGGCTATGGTGTCTCCTGACTGATAATTCGTGATACAGATGGAAACGGTTTTCATATCGCCTTTCGTAGCGTGGTAAGTGTAGACATGACTAATTTGTTTTCTTCTTCCCCAAGTGACCTTAACGAACCGTGCGAGAAGTGGTGATAATATTTCTGCATGTCGTCGGGAATGATGCATCCCCGGTAGTGCCTAGGATTGCTGGTCTGCATTTTTATCCATAACGAGGAACCGGGGTCGAAACAAACGATCCGAGCGGCCAGGGGAGCAAGTATCGTTTTATATGGTTCGCTATCCATTAGTGCCGATCCGCCGCGCCAATCGACGGCCATGCCGTCACGATAGGCGGCCATATTCAGCATACAGAAATGCGGCATCCACCAGCCCGGAACGCAAGCGCCGGAAGGAAAGCATGACGGTGGACGCCAATGCGCGGCAACTAGAATTTTGTCGCCCATGAAGTCAACCATTCTTCGGAGCCAGGATGGGTCCTTGATATAAACATCACCGTCCAGGATCATGACTAGGTCGGCCCCGCAGGCTTCGTTAATCAACACGTTCAGCGCACAACCATGCCAATACGGGGCAGGATGGCTAGGTATGAAATTTTCCTTATCCTTTTCCCACCTCTCGCGGGTTGTGGACCGGATGAGTCTTATCCAACCCTTCGCTTCGATCTTTTCCAGATACACTCTGTCCGTCCCCTCCGTCGAATCGTCGTGAACGATAATGGAATAATTCGGATAATTTGTTCGGGCGCGGATACTTTCAATGTTCAGTTCGATAACCGGACCAACATTATAATTTGGTATTAGGATTTCGACTGACTTCATGGGTCACAAACCATTAGCCCGATACCGAAGGGTTCTTTGCCACGTATCCAACCGATATGATGATTGTGGAACAACATGAAAAGTCGGTCTCCGTTCTTTCCTTGATCGGCAATCAGTTCTTCCCATAACTTCATGACCGAACCGAGGACGACAACGTCGTGGAATGCAATAAGCCGGGGTGCAAGTGGCGAGAATAATTGGTAATCGCGTTTCACGCTTTCATAAGCATGGTCGCCATCAATGTAGAGTAAGTCGATTGCTTTTCCGGCCAACCTTTCCTTTAATCGTTCTACCGTCGCGGGATCATGACTGTCACCGAGAATATCAGTTCCCGGCACTTCGGGATTATTGTCTATCCCGATATGGGTTGCGCCAAGCAGGTTTTCATAGAATGCTTTCTGGGCATTCTTATCCAGGCCGATCTCAACGACCACGGGATGTTCAATCCCCCGGGCATTGAAATACGACTCACAGAAACAAAGGAACCATCGCCATTCATGGACATTCTGGCAGGGCGGCAACAGGGTGTTGAAAAGTGCGAAGTTCATTCCGCCCTCAACGCCTGGACAGGATGGCGACGGTTTTCATTTTAGGGGTCGGCAATGATTCCGATTCCGGTCCGCGTCTTATTTCGTTCGTCGATGAACGTGAAGGTTTTCATTCCGTTTGCGGTATCAATCAATTCCCTCCAAAGTTGCCGTGGTCCAGCCGGCCACGCGACATCATGGAACGCGACGATGCCCTTCGTAAGCGGTGCATAAATCTCATAATCCTTACGGACGGATTCATAATCATGCGCCCCGTCGATAAATAGCAGATTAATCGTCCGCCCCTTGAGCAGAACCTTGAGTTTGGCCAGTGTTTCCGGTGCATGGCTATCACCCAGGATGTCCGGCATGCTCTGTTCGCATGATATGTCGATGCCGATATGCTCAGCGTCCAGATAGTATTTATAAAATGGCCGTTGCCAATTCGCCCAGACGCCGATCTCGACAACGACGGGATGTTCAATTTCGTGCCGCTTAAAATAGGCACGGATGAGATCCATGTATGAATACCATTCCTGGCGTCCCTGCATCGGCAAATTAAAGGACGAATAATCCAGGACGCCGCCGATCTTATCTTCCATATTCGCAGGGTGCATGTTTTATCCTTCGGCCCGCAATGCTGCCAGTCGCTGATCGGTCTCGGCCAGCGTCTTGCGGACGTGCTCGTGATCGGGGCGATGACTATTACGATCTATCCCGCCCCTCCATATTATGTGCGTGTTCCAGTAATTATCGGAAAGCGGTATCATTCTGAGTCCGGTAGGATTCTCAAAGTGCAACCGCTCCCAGAGTGACCATCCCGTATCCGCGAACACGAGCGGGGGCGTGCGCTCGGGCGTGCGTGGGGGTGTCTGCCCGGCGAATATCTCCGGCCGCTCGAACTCCTCGAACCCGATCTGCCGAAGTTCCCATTTATGATCTGCGAAATGCCGCCGATAAAGCGGCATGTTCAAGAACATGATATTCGGCCAGTAGGTCGGCGTTATCCAACATAAGTCCCAGTGATTGCCGCCATTACGTTCTCGGGCCACGCCTAAATCATGCTCCGGGTCTTTTATCAAGTCCACGAGTACATCCAGCCAATCGGCCCGAATGACCTCGGAATTGGAATTGAGGAGGAGCGCATAGTCCGCCGTCGATGCCGCACATAGCAGGGTCAAGTTTTCGCCGTGTCCATAGTGCGTGCCGGGGTCCGTCTTTTCGATGAGTTGGATATGCCCCATCCTGGCCATCGCCCGCAGATATTCACGCCGACTGCCGTCATCGCCTGTGCTTGAGACGGGTTGAGGATCACGTGCCCAGTTCATCCCCGACAGGCTCGTGACGGCACTGTTATCGCAAACAATAATCTTATATCCAGTCTCCGGCGACGTACGCTTTATGATAGATTCAATCGTCAGGCAAATTGAGTTCCAGGTAAAGCGGTTTGGAATAAGGATGTCTATCATGCAACCCTTTCTCGGTATTCGTTCTCAAGGATACTCATGGCCAAGTAATCCACGAATCGCCCATTGCGGAAGATGGCCTCGCGGTGTTTCCCTTCGAGTTTGAACCCGACGTTGAAGTAGAGCTTCTTGCCGACCTCATTGGTATCGAGAACCAAGAGCCAGGCGCGATGCATCCCCGTGTAATCGAAGCAGTATTTGAGGAGCGCCTTGTAAATCCGCGTCCCGTAGCCCTGGCCGCGCAATGCCGGGACAACATCAGCCCCGATGCGGACGGAACGATTCGTCCGGTCTATCTCGTCCATGCGGATGATACCGACGAAGTCGCCCTCGTAGTAGACGGGATAATGCTCATCCTGCTTTTCGGTGAAGACGGCGAAGTATGCCCGCGAAGGATCACCATCCAAACGCGAGAACCATACCTGCTGAGCTTCGGCTGAGATATGTCCTATCGATGTCAGCTGGCTCCATGTTGATGGGTCATTTCTCAAGGCGCGAATCGCCTCCAAGTCAGCAAACTCGACTGGTCGAAAGACAATGCCATCAGAGGCAAACATTCTCCCATTCCTTTATCTTGTTTAGAATGTAAGCCTTGTCGTCAAACGTAAGCCACCATCCGACCGGGATAGAGCACTGGTGAGCGTTGAATTCATCGACGCCGGGGAGGTCGGTCTTGAATTCCCTAGCGTAGGTATGGATATCATTCCGTTGGTGGACGCGGCTCGTCTGGATGCCGTTGTCATTCATCCATTTTACGAAGCGGTCCCGGCTAAGGGCACGGACGGTGTAAAGCCAATGAGCGGAGAAACGATCGTATTTATATCGCAAGGGCTGGACGGTTTGGATGCCCGCCCTTTTCAACTCATCGTCATAATAAAGTGCATTGTCTTGATGCTGGCTCAGAATCGACGGCAAATATTTCATCTGCTCGATGCCGATGGTTGCGGCCACGTCATTCATGTGCCACTTTGTTCCAGCCTCAACGATGTCGGCTTCACATCGGAAGTCGCCTCGTTTCTGCTCGCGGTCGATGCCATACCAGCGGAGGAGCTTGCCGCGCTTATACGCGCCCGCGTCCGCGCACGCGCATGCGCCTCCATCGATTGTCGTAAATTGTTTTATGGCCTGAAAGGAAAATGCCGTGAAGTCCGAAATTTGTCCGACGCGCTTTTCTTGATACCTAGCTCCGAAAGCGTGTGCGGCATCCTCAATGAGTTTGACGCCATGCTCGTGGCATAACGTCATCAGTTCGGAAAGGTCGCAAGGATAGCCGCCCCAGTCTACGCAAATGACGGCTTTGGTCTTAGCCGTAAACTTTTTCCTGACGCTTTCCGGATCGATGCAAGCCGTCCAGGGATCGATGTCGGCCCAAACGATCTTAGCCCCCGCCATCAGGATCGGCATACACGTTGCCGAGCATGTCATGGGCGTCGTTACGACCTCATCGCCATGGCCTACGTCGGCCAACTTCAGGGCCAACTGTAATGCCGACGTGCCGCTGTTCATGGTAAGGACGTGTTCATTACCAATGAACGCTCCAATAAGTTTCTCGAACTCGTCAACCTTTTTCCCCTGGCCTATGAAACCCGAGTGGAGAACGTCGAGGAGCGGGCCGTCTATGCTTAACGGCATGTGGACCTTGAATAAACTTATCAAACCTTTTCATCCTTTCCCATGATCTTGCCGATCTCCGTGCTGACTTCGCCTTCGTGCTGGAGATAGGCTTTTGTAAGCATCTGGAATCCGCCTTGAGGACGGGGCCAAGGTTCATGCTCCCTTGTCGGAATCTTCTCGCCCGGCCCGGGTTTCGGACCCTCGCCCCACGAGCCAAACTCCTGCATGTGTGCGTAAAGGACGTTCGTCCCGACGACGACGACCAGTCCCTTCGGGCCTTGCGGCTCGCCGACACCATCGTCGGCCTTGGCTGTCCCGCTTACCTTGCCCTTCGTCATCCCGGACCCCGACCAGTTTGTTGACATGGAGTTCCGAAGCCGTCCCGTCCATACCGGCGTCCCGCGCTTGGCATCGGCCTCGACCTTGAACCCGATCTTCTTCAGCGTATCCTCGCAAGCCTGGCGCTTGATGATCTGCCACTTCTTGAGGCTCGCCAGTGTCTTCTCGATGCCCTCGACCTTGACGTTTACGGTACTCATGTCAATCCCACAGATTGAAAAAGTATTCCCGGAATAGGTCTAGGCATTCTTTGGCGTAGTCCATCTCTTCTTGTACGAACGAGTCCCAGTTCGGGGCCGTCATCCGCTCGAACCCATCGGCCATCTTAAATAGAATGGCGATCCAGACTTCGTCGCCGTCCTCGCCATCGAATTCTGACGGATATCCGGAAGTATTCTCCGCCAGATACAGAAGTCTCGCAGACAAGAATCGAGCCGTAGCATCATCCAGATTCCATACGTCCTCTATCGAGAATCCATGCCGCAAACGGAATACGATACTCCGGATGCGATACGGAATGTTTAGAACGAACCGCCGAATGCGCCAGAACATCACTCTCCCCTTCCGATTTCGAGCACGGCCAACTTGAGATACTTGCCAACTTCATCCCAGTCCTGGACAAGCTTTACCTCAAATTTCCGCGTTCCGAGATAGACCCTATCCCCCTCTGCGATATCGCTCAGGTGTTCCATGTGGACGTAATAGTTGGCAAAGATCGCCGTTTTGTCATAGGTTAATATCGCTTCTTTCGATGTCAATGCCTGGAATCGGCATTTGATGCTGGAATGTATTACCGCCCATGTAGATGTATAGCCGCCCTGTAGGTCGGCGGTGTCGGTCTTGTGATAGATATCGACGGTACTATTGAGGAGCGACGCGAAGCTCATATTGCCTCCCCGTTATAATCCTTGAGATCGACAATCGTGTCCGAATCGCGGTCCTTGGCCTCCATCTCGTCAAGTACTTCGAGGAGCCACGTGATACAGGCCCCAAGGTCTGCCCGCGAAGAAATGTTGGCATATCGGGGTTTATCCGGGCCGCGATAGTCGATGATGACCATTAGATGATCCGCTTTCTATAGAGATCGATTTCCGCCTTGAGGTCTTGAGGCACAGTGTTCGCCATATCCTGACGGGAATAGCTGTAGTCGCCTAAACTCTCTGACTTCATAACGGGATCTTGGTCCTTCTGGTGATATCGATAGGCTACGAGCAGGATGCAGGCCTCTTCGAGCGCATAGGGTATGGTGCCCGTGTAACCCGCCGTATAATCGACGAAATATTCCACGCCTCGCGTCCAACCGGATGGGCAATAAAGAACGCCGTAGTTACGGTCCTCGGATGGCGAAATGAGCTGGTAATCCGTCAATTCATCGTTCGGAATTTCGCAGTAGGCGAGCGAAGGACTCAGGCAATACATGCCCGGCCGGATGAGAAGGTCGGATGACTTGCGCGCTCCGAGACTCGAATCAAGAAGTGTCGCTGTCCAAGGTGTGCCTGCAAGCGCATTGATGACGGCTATCAGTTTGGTTAGAGTATTATTAGCGACATCGGAAAACGTCAAGCTGGTTGCCGCCGCTCCGTCCGCCGAATATTTTAAGGCTGTCGCTGTTATCTCCACCGTCGCATGATTCGTCGCCTTCGTGTTTGTTATAGAGAAAGCGTTGGTCCGGCCCATCGAGACCCGGCTTATGGTCGTCGCCGGATACTGATCAAGGATGAGGTTGGGTCCGCCCGTCCCATAGTATATCTCCCGTGTGTAGGTTTGCATTTTCAGCTTCCGGCCGCAGTATCGCTCCAGGAACCCGGTCGCCCGTTCGATGAGCGATTCGAGGATTCGGTCGGTATTTTCATCGGTAATCCCAAGATAAAGTTTGGCCTGGGCCAGCGTTATAAGGGCCGTAGAAGAAAGCGACATAGTTCACCTCTCTCAGATAACGCGCACCCGGAGCGCATCCTTGTTGGGATTATTAAATGTTTTTCCATTGGAGGTCTTGACCTGGAATAATACCTCGTATTCCACGGCCGCCGTTCCGGCCGAGATAAATGTGCTTACCGTATCGGACGCAACCGTCGTTGTGGAAATCGTAACGGCACTCAGTGTGAGACCGGTCGGCGTCACGGCGACGGTTGCCGTGGTGATGGTTTCTCCGGTTGCCAAGTCCGGGGAGATATATGTCAAACCGATAGGGAACGTTTCGGCGACGGCTTTCTCTATCACGGGTCTTTCTGTGGCCATTCTTAACCTCGCTCATCCGCAATGAAAATGCGGTTGCGGACCTCGACATTAAAGATTCCATCTCTGACTTCGGCGTTGAACATGCCGTCGCGCAGGTTGGCGTTGAATATGCGGTTGCGGACGATAGCGTTGAAGATGCGGTTCCGGGGAATAACATCGAATAGGAGCGGGTATATCTTGGTATGGACAAGAATGGCCCGGATGATACTTACGATGGTCGGCATGTCACATCACCATGATTACCTGTTGCACGTAAGCTGTTGGAGGCGCGGCCACCTTATCCGCCTCAGACCTAAGCCTAAGATTTTTCGGGTTCCCCGTTTCGTCCTTATCGGCCAGGGAGCGCAGGTATGCGTCTTTGTCTGCCGCCATGTTATACCGCCGTTACCGTCCTGTCCGTAACGTCCATAACGGGTGTTGCCCCGCCCTTGAAGGCCACGACGAAGTAAGCGGAACCAGGGAACACGGTAAAGGAATATGCTCCGGTTACAGAGTTGCTTTCTTGGTAGGCTATGTATGTTGCGGTATCGCCCCCGTTGTCGCGGAATAAATAGACATCGCATGAACCGAGCGCGACTCCGGCGTTGTCTTTGGTTATCCCGGCAACGGTTACGGATTCGCCTCCGGCCTCGGGGATGATACGTCCGTGGCCCAAGTCATTAGACCAATTATAGGAATCGGTTATCGCAC